AAGAGGTTGAATCGACCATTTTGCGTGAGATGTTTGATCTCAGTAATGTGGTAATGGAGGAAACGTCGGACAAACCGGGACTTGTTATGAGAACCGGCCAGGCCGAGGTTGAAATAGTCCGCCAGGGGGCGGGTCGGAAGGTCATCTCTCCCCGTAATTCGAGCACCACCAGTTAACAATCCTACATTGAGATACTTAATCTCGTGGAAGGTATTGGAAACACGGTCGTGTCGAAACATCAGGGAGTTGACGGTCAGAAGAGTGGGGTGGATATAGTTTTTACCGAGAGACAGGGTAAAGCCAATGTCATCCGCCCATTCTTGCCAGTAGACGTAGAATTGTGGCGATGCCCTAAAGAGGATATCGTCACCATTGATGAGTACTGGAAGTGTGGACGGGTCGTACTTTTGACCCGTAAACTGTTCCAAAGCCCCCCAATAAGTGATCAGGTTAAGGATGCACAGAATTGGGAAGGAAAGGACAGAGCCCATGAGTTGTCCAGTTCGTTGCACAACAGGATCTAACTCCCCCTTCTTATTGAATTTGTTGGGGTAGTATAGAGTCTGTTCGTCAACGATAGACATGTACAAAGCCTTTACTCTGTCGAGAAAAGGATCTGAAGGGCTGTGACTGGAGGTACCGTTGGATTGAACAAGATGGTAGAGACAATTCTCTAGTATCATCTTGGTCAACTCGATTCGAATTCCATCGGTGGCTGCCGAGTAGTCCCCACTCACCCATTGGTCAAACACAAATTTTGTGTCAACTGATGAATGGGTGGGGGCAGCTCCAGGTTGCTGTCGGTATGAGCCGTTCGGCAAGACTTTCTCCTCTAAATTAAGGAGGTGGTGAAGATCTGTGGTGGACATCGGTCTCCCAGTAAGAACAAACTGAGGGAACTGATTCAGGAACTTCCAAAGGTCTCTCTGTAAAGATCTGGCTAGCCAGTACCTTGACGGAGAGCCTTTGGAGATTATCCGGACCTTGAGGGATTCCCGAAGGGGAACCACTTCGATATCCGCAGAGGTACGTTCAGCGAGCCGAACTACCTCAGGGACGGAAGGTAAGGGGATTCCCCTTATCTCCATAGTGTCACCTGCACCATGAGTCTGTACCATACGGAGGAGAGGAAAATCCTTCCCTCCGGTATAGCCTGATCGTCCCGTCGAAACGGAACGATCTGAACGACGGAGTTTCTCCCGCTCCTCCTTTGAAGGGGGGGCAAGAAGAATCTCCATATCCTGCTGTTCCTCAACGGTGAAAAGTGGGGAGGTAAGTTCCTTCCCACTTTCCTTACCAGAGTGAACAGCCTCATTCGCAGAACGAAGGGTATCACCAAAGAACTCCTGTTGGAGCTCCCCCCTGGCACCACCATCTGAGCGGCGAGCGCCCAGCGCTGCGGATGCAGACGCCTCTTTGAGGAATGGTAGTGAGGGGGAGAAATTCTTGATATCCCGGTTGGTGTTCTGCGAGAACAAACGAACGGAGTAGGAATCTACTTCCGTCCGGATGTGCCAGTCAGAGGGTTTGTCAGAAGAGAGTTTCGCCCGATGTGCAAGGAGACTGGTTTTAACCATATCATCAGGCACAACGGCGGCATCCCTCTTGACGCCTTGTAAGATCCCCCAGAAGAGAGCAGAGTTCTTATCACTTTTCGAAATGAGACGACTTTTTATCATCTTTTTGACCATTCCGGTCCAGACAAGAGGATTGTCCCCCATACCAGAGGGTATGGAAGGGAGATCTTGGTTCATGTAACGTGCCATTGGGTACGCTGTGGAGTATTTTGCGAAAGCAACAAAGCGATCACGAGGCCAATGTTTGGCGTGATTGTAAAAATCAATCTGATTTTTGAGTGGG